GGCTTGAAAGTCATCAAATAAATAAATAAATAAATAAATAAATAAATTAGAGCTGTAAAAAGCTCTTTTTTAAGGATGCGTGATTGTATGAAAGTTATATTACTTAAAAAAGAAATTCTGGGAATAACAGATTTAAGAAAACATAAAGATGATTATTTAATATTGGAAAATGTACTAGACTTTAACCAAATACTTACAGGTCTTAGTAGCGTTGGCATAAATAGACTAGATTATAAATACTGTTCGTTAAGTGATAGTGAGGATATTCCTTTCTTAATAAACGTACAAAACGATATATTCAACCAGATGCAAACCTTTAAATTTTATAGGGTTAGATATTCTGAACTAAACATAAGTAATGATGAAAAGAAAGCTTTGATAGAAAGAGTCATAAAAGATGATATGTTTAAAAGAACAGCTTCAATAGAAAGTAAAGCAATTAAGCTTATCGTCAAAAAAGAGTTTGGAAAAGATGTTAAAAAGAAACTATCGAAGCTTGCCGATGAAATGGATAAAATTGAAAGTGATATGTCTAATATCAACTACAAGGATTATCTGAATGAATTTATTTAAAATCTTGCAAGGTTTTTATAAAATACGGTAAGACGGAGGTAACAAAATGGCAAATGGAATCGATAACAACGAAGTGGCTACTTTATCGTTATTAGGTGGAGCTAATGGGACTGGTGTATTAGGAAACAACATCCTAAGAGATAGCGCTTTGGCTGACGGTACTGCAATGAAGGAGGCGATTGATTGCAACAGTACCAGATTCACAGATGGCTTGAATACACTGTCTAGTCAATTTAGCAATATTAACAATGCCAATAGATTTGACAGAGTCAACGAAAACCTAAGTGACGCAGAGTTTAGATCAGACTCAAAATTCTCTACACTGAATAAGAATATCTCAGATTCAGAGTTCAGAACTATCGATAGAAATCGTGACATTGAGGGTCTCGTAATCGATGGTCAGAAAGAGCAAGCTAGTTGCTGTTGCGAAACTCAGAAACAAATGGCAGCTGGATTCGCATCAATACAATTAGAAGCTTCTAAAAATCAGAGTGCTCTATTGTTAAAAATGTGTGAAGATAAAAATGAAATTGAAAATAAAATGAGAGATGGTTTTGATGCTATAGCTACTAGAGAGCATAATGCGGCATTATCTAGAATAACACAACTTGAAACTATTAATGCAATAAACGGCTACACTAGACCCTAGTTCTCCCTGTCATAACAGGGACTGCGATGGTAAGAAAGATAAAGAATCTTCTTTAAGTGATTTGTCTAATGTGATAAACCCTCAATAGAAAGGTTTTAATCTGATATTTTGTTTTAAGGATGGGGCTTGTCGCCTTGTCCTTATTACAAATATATTTAGAATTTTTAAATGGAGAGTTTATAGAATAAAAAAAGGAGGTAAACACATGTTTTTAGAAACAACGATTAATGAAGAGAACAAAAAAAACTTAACAATACTACTTGAGGGCATGGATACAGAAGATGATTTTTCTGGAGCAATAACTTGTGTCGGCGTAAGTTTACCAGATACGGTGAAAATAGTTATTGAAGAGGATTATGAATATGATGGTTACAATCTAGAAATAGATTTCATAGCGGCGACCATAGGATATAGCGTTTCGGAATGTACAAAACTTAGCGCTGAATTGGTTAGAGAATAATGATTATAGATTATAAAATAAACGCAACTACTAGACCTAGCGAAAGAGCCGTTTGGTTAATGGCTAAAAGAGCCGAAGAAGATGGTAATAAAATTTCTATGGCTATAATGAGAGGGCTTGAGTCTGGTGAATTAAAGTATGTAGATGGTAAGTTCTATAAGCTATGTAGAACATGTGTTGACTATCTACCATTAGATCATTTTTATCCAAACAAAAGATATGTTATGGGCGTTGGATATACTTGTAAGAAATGTATTTCAACCAAGAGAAGAATTAGAAAATATGGCGTTCCAGCTTTGATAAGCGATATTGGAATGAAAGATACGTCTGATGATTTATCACTTAACTTTACTGATGAAACGGTAAAAATACTAAAAAGGAAGTTGATTGAATATGAGTGTAATAGCAAGAAAGATAGTTGACTTCAGAGGCTTACGGAGTAAATGATAGCTTAATAAATTCTAGAGCTACAACGTTACTTAAAAATAGAAATGTTAGCGAGAGAATAAAGTTCCTCTACGAAGAAGAGGGAACGTCTGTTGAAAACGAATATACATGGACTAGGTCTAAGTCAGAAGATGTTTTAGTTTCTATAGTGTATAACGAGGAATCTAAAGACGGAGATAGAATAAAAGCTGTAAATCAACTTAATGTTATGAGAGGAATAGATTCTCCTGTAGAAAAAGATAAAGAAAAGGAAGAAGATTCTGTATCTACATTCTTCAATAATATAGCGATAGGTGATTCTAATGCATAAAAGAGCTGGTGATTTCCTAAGATTGTGTGGAGATAGATATTACAAAGATCCAGTTCTTTTTGCAGAAGAAGTTATAAAAATGACTCCAACTAGTCAACAAAAAGAAGCACTACATGCTTTAGCTAATGGTAAAAAGAAAGTGGCAGTTAAGTCTGGTCATGGAGTTGGTAAAAGCTGTTTAACGTCGATAGCTATATTGTGGTTTTTATGCACTAGACCAATGGCTAGAGTTATAGTGACAGCCCCCTCTTCTAATCAATTGTATAATACAATGATGTCAGAAGTTAAGTTATGGTATAATAAGTCTATTTTAAGTCAATTAGATCTATTTAGATTTACAAAAGATAGAGTAAGAATAAATAACGATAGTTTTAGCAATAACTGGTTTTTATCAGCTGTTTCAGTTGCTAATCCAGAAAATATATCTGGTACACATGCAGAACATGTCTTAGCTGTAGTTGACGAAGGCGCTGGAGTTGATACTGATATATTTGTAAGACTAGAAGGAGTGCTTACTACAGAAGGTAGTTATTTAATAACTTGTGGTGAACGGGTTGCCTCAAGGATAAAAAATATTGTGAACGAGCTGATTGCTCGGTGTGGTATGTTATACTGCTAACGGGGAACGACAGAATCCCGTGCCAAGAGTAATAATAAAACAATCTCTAAGGAGGACGAAATATGAAAGAATATGGTAAAGATAATAGATACGTAGTTTATAAAGATGGTAGAATATACAGAAAAGAATACACTTTAAGAGATAAGAACAATAGGCAGATGACGTATAAAGGGATTTGGGTAACTCCAAAACTTAGTAATACAGGATATATAGTTGTGTCTATAAATAGAAAGTGGGTTCAACTTCATAGGATTCTAGCAGAAACATTTATTCCTAATCCAGAAAATAAAAAAACTGTAAATCATATAGATGGGGATAAGAAAAACTACTCACTAGAAAATCTAGAGTGGGCTACACACAAAGAGAATCAAATACACGCAGAGGAGTCTGGGTTGATAGGAGATAGATCTGGCGTATGTGTTGATGTCTACGATGATAGTGGATATATAGCTACTTTTAAATCTATTAGTAAGTGTGCGAAATGCTTATTTCTGGATAGAAAAATAGTGTCTGCTATAAAAAATACCGATTCATTTCATAAAGGATATAAGTTTATTACTAAGGTGTAGAGACTAGACTAAGGTCGTACGGTTGATTTAATCACAATCGGAAGTGCAATATGCAAAATGCAATGATATAGTGCGTGTTACGAACCCATCTTTTACAAGTGGATATTTTTATGATATATTCCACAATCCAGACTATTCTAAACAATATGATTTATTTACATTTAATTGTGAAAATTCAGATAACGTAGATACAGAATGGATTCAATATATGAAAGATAAATATGGTGAAGATAGTAATATTTATAAAGTTAGGGTAAAAGGGGAGTTTGCTCCTCTAAATGAAGAAGTTATTATAAGAAGAGAGGACATTAGGTCTGCTATAGGAAGAGAGATACCAGATCAGCCTACAGACGTTACTTTTATAGGAATAGATGTTTCTTCTGGAGATAGTAGCGACTTTACTTGTATAAGCGTTAGGCAAGGGCTTGCAGAAGTTCATAGAGAAAAGGTTAAGATGAGACTTAGAGATTTAAAAAATCATATAGTAATAATGGCAACTAGATATTCTTATTCCAGTAATCAAGTTATATTAAATGTAGATACTACTGGATTAGGTATTCAGTTAGGACAAGATTTAAGCGACCATTTTTATTATAAAGACAATATAGAAGTTAATGAAATAAACTTTTCGTTTAAAGCTAAAAGAAAGAAAGAGTTTTCTAATTCATTTACTGAAATGTTTTTTATTCTAAAAGAACTTATAGGCAAAATATCTCTTTTAGATTGTGACGAGTCTACTTTAGAAGAAGATTTGGGATCAAGAAGATTCGGCTATGATAATACTGGAAGATATATTGCTGAGAAAAAAAAGGAGTTCATCAAAAGATTTAAAAGGTCTCCAGACGAAGGAGACGCTGTTCTGCTATCATTCTATGACATAAGTGGATACGGAAGTCTTGAAGAGCTTTACATTGATAAGGAGGAGTGGTAGGAAATGGGTGGTTACAATTTAGCAAATAAAAGAAATAGTAGCAATGAAGAAAATATAGTAAATGGACAACCTTATATAGATGTAGCTAAAGCGTACTATCATTCTAATATGTATTCAGAATCACTATCTGTTATATCGGATATATTCGACGAAACTATACCAGTATTTAACGCTGTACCTAAAGTAGTAAACATAGCTTCTGCTTTAGCAATAGGAGGGAGCATAGAGCCTTCCTATGATGACAGTGAGTATGTTGAAAATATAATAGATAAGCTTGCTCTGGAACAAGAAAAGATCTTTATGGCTAGAGATTTAATACTAGGAAAATCAATATTGGTTGAGATACAATCTACAGAAAATGAAACTAGTGATTCTGTTGAAACTGGTTATGACGACGATGAGTTTCCTTACACAATGTCATATTATCCTTCTGATGAATACGAAATCATAAGTGAAGGTAATAGAATACTTTATGCTAAAATACAAGGAATTAAGCTTGTTATAAACGAAGAAGAAGATGGATATGATGAAGTAAGTGTAGATAAGATATATATAAGAAAAGAGGACGGCAGTGCAGTAAGCTATGTTCTTGAGGATGATGTAAAAACAGATGAATTAACGTACGAAGGTGGAGTTCTTCCTTTGGTTGAGATCTCTACGACATATGATATGAAACAACTGTTTTACTCTATAGACCGTCATAACGAGCTTGAGTCGTTTATAAGAAACATACTTTATCTTGCTGGGGAACCTATTTTAGCTGGTCTTGGATTGGATAAAATAACAACTCAAACAGCGGACAATATTAATAACGATAGGTATAAAAAACTAAAAGCTTTGTTTTCAAAGAATGACACTGCTAAGATACAGATGCTTGAAATACAAGGGTCGTCTGCTACTATAATGATACAGAAACAGAAGGCTATAGTAGAAGCTATAGTAAAAGACTATCCAGAATATTCTATATCAGAAGTTCTATCTGGAAGTAACGTATCAGAAGAAACTACTAGAATAAGATTAACCGAAATATTATCTAGGGTTTCAGAGGTTAGTAGAAATATGGAGACTGGTGTTAATAATATCATTTCTATAATTTCATTTCTGGATGGAAAAGAGATGGATAAGAAGTTTGTAAAATTTGGAAGTATGTTAAATACGAATATAGAAGACACTTTGAATATGGTTGTTATTGCATTAAATAATAATCTTATTTCCAGAAAAAGTGCTATGTATCAAATACGAGATATGTTTATAGGTGAAGATGTTGATTTGGAAATGGAAGCTATTATGAATGAAGCTAACGAAGCAACTACTGATGTTGCAAATAATGAAGGAGAGGTGATAACAAATGAAGAGGTTGAATCTGGAAGCATTGACAGCGATGTTGTCGAATAGTTTAGGAGAAGAGGTAGTTAGTGGTCTTGAGTTTGACGAAGATACTTTAGCTACATTAATGATTGATGATGAAGATACAGTAGACACTGATGATGTCGATAATGATGAAGATAATGGCGATGAAGATGCTGACAACGATAACGATAATGAATATGACGATGAAGACGAAGCTGGTCTTGAAGATATTGATGTAGACAAACTTACTGTAGGAGAAAGAATACTTTACGATACTCTTATGAAAGAAAGAAAAAGAGCAGATAAAGAAGCTTTAAATGCTTTAATATCAACATCTGGAGTAGGGACAAAGCATAGAGAAGTTCTTAGAAGAATGATAAAGAATGGAGTTGCTATAAAAGATATAAAAGACACAATTGAAGACTTTAAAGAAGTTGAGAATACATCCACTAGGGTTCTTGGTAAAAAGAGGGTTGTTCCAAAATCTAAAGTAAAAACAAATATTCTAAAGAAAAAAGATGATAAACCAAAGATTGGATCTAAGGAATATGGTAAATTATTGGCGGCAAAAAGAAGATAATATATATTTAAACAAAAAAAACAGGAGGAACAAAACATGATTAGAGATTTAGGAAGAGTATATGCACCAGGGATCACAGTATCTCACAAGACCGACTTTAGTATCACAGTTATATTAAATTTAGAAACTGCTGATATAACTAAGTATAGCGCAACTGGTATTATTCCAGCGGGTACTTTATTAAAAACTGCATCAGCTACAGTTGGTGACACTATCGTAGGAAATCCTACAGAAGGCGTTAGCATTGCGGATGCTACAGAGGCTCAAGGTATCTTAGCTAGTGATATTCAATTAATTGACTCAACTCAAACAGAGTATGCTGTTGGTGTTATTATTTCTGGTGTTGTTTATACAGATGCTATTGAAAGTGCAAATGGAGAGGCTGTAAGCGATACTGATGTTGAAAACTTGGCTAAGCAAGGAATTTTATTTTACAATATTAAAACATTAAAAAACTAATAGGGGGATAACACATGAAAAATCAAATTAAAGACGTATTTACGTCAACATCTTTTGCGGGGTACGTAGAGGAATTAATACCAAACTTAACTGCTAGTAACGAATTAGAGGCTTTATTCCCATTAAGACCAATGGACGGATTAGATTATTCTTATATCAAATCTTCTAATGGCGCTATTGAGTTAACAGCTCCATCTGCATTTGACGCTGAACCAGTTGCTCAAAACAGAGAAGGGTTTGACGCTATGGCTGGAGAATTACCTTTATTCAGAAAAAAAGCTAACTTAACAGAAAAAGAAAAGTATCAATTAAACTTATACTTAAGAGCATCTGATGACTCTGGGGTATCTAGATTATTAACTCAAATCTATGATGACCAAACTAATCTTATCGAAGGTTCGTTAATGACTATGGAGTTCTTAAGAGCTAGAGCATTGATGAATGGTAAGATTTCTATGGTGTCTAAAGGTGGAGCTGTCGTAGTTGATTACAAAGTGCCAGACGCTAACAAATATACTTTATCTGGTTCATCTGCTTGGTCTGATCCTACCGCTAAGATAATTGATAAGATTCAAGAAGTCTTAGATGATGTTGAGGATGAAACTGGAGTTAGACCATCTAGAATGGCTATGAATAGAAAGACTTTTAGATATCTAAGAGATAATGAACAAATTAGAACTAACTTATTACCTTTAGGAATTATGGCATCTTCTACTGTTCAAGGAAATGCTGTTGTTAATGATTCTCAAATTATGGCTACATTCAAAGTCTTAACTGGAATTGAAGAAGTTATAGTTTACAATAAGAAAGTTAGTATGGATGGACAAATGATGGATCTTATTGAAGACGATAAAGTATCTATCTTCCCATCTGGAAATCTTGGATATACAATGGTTGGTACTTCTCCAGCTGAATTAGCCGCTTCTAACGCTAATAGCAATGGTGCTCAAATCAGTGTTACTGGAGAGGGTATTGCGATAAACGTTGTTTACGCTAATGACGCTCCTTATACTGTTGAAACAGAAGTTGAATTTATTGGACTACCATCATTCCCACAATCTGACAAGGTTGTATTAATGACAGTAGCTTAGTAACAAAAAAATAGGGAGGGGATTAACTTTCCTTCCCTTAAAAATATATTTCTGGAGGTAAAAAGCATGGCAAAAGATAATAAGAAAAACAAAATACAAGTAAAATCTCTTTTAAGATCGGTACTTATTCACGATGGATTAAAAATAAAACCTAGAGCTGTTGTAATGTTAGATGAGGATATTGCTAAGGTTCTAATTAAAAAAGGATATTTAGAAACATTAGTAGCGTCGGAGGTATAATATGAAGTATGTTGTACCTATTATGAAAGATTTAGAACCAGATCTTACTGAATGGTACACAAGCAGACAACTTCAACACATTATAGCTATAGCAAAAGTTATAGCTAATAGTGATGGTTTAAGTAGTGATACTTTAAATTTAGGGACTGCTTTACTTTCATTAGATCTTTTAGTAAAACCAGAAAGAAGCAATATAAGCTCTCAAGAAATAGGAGATGTTTCAGAATCTTATTCTGGAAATACAATTGGTTATTCTAAATGGAGACAAATGTACGACTCTTTACTTAATGGAACTGCTGACTTTCAATTATCATTACATTACGTTGGTGTTTAACATGAGAGACAAGCATTTAGAAGGAATAGACGTAGTACTACAAAACTTAAAGAATATACAAAAGCTAAATGGCGCATCACGTACAGTTAGTGTAATAGTAGAATCTAATGGAAAAGAGAAAAGTTCTGACCCAGCATACTACGGAGCTTTACATGATGAAAATAAATTTCCTTTCTCAGAGCCACCGCTAGTTGATTTTAAAAAGGACGTTATGGAAGATGAAAGAGTTATTGAATATTTTAATGATATGTTAAGGATAAAAAGAAAAAGAAGATCTTCTGAGAGTATGAATAAAGCCGCGATTCTTATGGGTAAGATAGCTTCTGATAAAGTTCTTAATTATATACTATATGAAATGCCTCAAAAACCACAGCCATGGAAAAAGAGTGGAGAAAGAAATCTTATTGAATCTGGAGATCTTATTGATGCAATAAAGAGTAAGGTCGAAAAAGATGGCAAAGAGATATGGAGGGGGTATTAATGAGGGTTAATATGAATAATCTAGCAAGAGGTCATTCTGAGCTTTTGACATTTAAGCTTATTGGAGACACTTACTTGGATGAATACGGTATAGAAACTTCTTCTTTTCCAGAAATAAAAGCAAAGTGTATAGTGTCCGAAGAGATAACAAATACTCTAGATGTCTCAACTGGTAGCTATCTTAAACGGATTACGTATCAAATATATGTACCGTATAAAATAGCTAAAGAGAACGACATTACTGGAGCTTTTTTAACTAGAAGTAATGGACAAGAGCTTATAGTGTCTCAGACTGCTATAATGAGATCTTATGCTTCTCATGCTATGTTTATTGCTACAGAAAGGAAGGTGTGATATGATAGACGCTAGAAGCATTGTGCATAAAGAATTAGTATCCTTTTTAAAAGCTACTATAGAATCAGATATACCGATATACAATTCTGGTATGTTAACAAGACCGCCTTCTGAAAACAAAAGAATAGAATATAGATTGACAAATTTTATGAGTACAGGAAACGCTTCTTCAACAAGCTATATAGAAGAAGATAAATATGTATCGGAGAGTTTGTCTGGCTATAGTTGTCAATTAAGAATTAGGGTTATAGAAGAGCCAGAAGAGGCTTCTATTATATCTGGACAAATATCTGGAGGACTACATACGTTTGAACATCTAGAACAGTTTGTAAATAATTTAGATATAAAAAACGAAACTCTTAGAACGACTATTATTCCAGTTAAAGAAGATGGTGTAATATATAATATGCATCAGATTACCGTTGATTGTTATATTGGATTAAAAAGCAAGTTTAGTGTAGATTACTTTGACACAATAGATGATTTTGAAGTAATTATAAAATAATGGAGGTAAAAAACATGGGAAAAATAGTATCAGTAACGGTCGTAGATTTAACTGCGCCTATAGTACAGGCTGGATTTAAAGCGGTTGGCTTGTTTGATTTCACTAGCGACATAGAGCCGTCTGTAATAACAGATACATCAACTCTTACTGCTGGAACAAAACTCTTGGAATTTGCAAGTGTATTCTTTGCTAACGGAGGAAGCTCGTTGTTAGTAGCTGGTAAAAGTCCTTCTTCGGCAGAGGATGTGTTTTCATTCTTGAATAGCACGGCTTTAGATTACGACTTTTATGGAGTGAACGTAATAGTTCCTAAAGCAAGTCAAAAAGAATATTTAGAACAAGTCAAATTATTTGTTGACGGGGCTACCAAATTATCTTTAGTGGAAGTAAATGGAACTGTTGCTGAGGTAGAAGATGCTTTAGATGGTTTGAATAGTAGCAGAATTGTTGCTTATGCAAACTCTAACAATGAACAAAACGGAATGGCTAGTGCAGTTTCTGGATTATGCTTTCCTCAAGAAGAAGGATCTTTAAGTTGGGGGAACAATTCAATTACTAGCATAACTAGTTCTAAATACAGTACTGGAGACGAAATATCTTTACTTAGCGAAAATATAAACTACTTAACAGACGAGGGTGGATTAGTTTTATCTCAGATGGGAAGAACTTTATCTGGTAGTAACGCAGACATTACTAGATCTAAAGATTATTTAAACAATAGATTATCAGAAGCTCTAACTGCAACGCTTGTGAACGCTAAGAAGATTGGTTTTGTGACTTCTGACTTAGGTAAAATAGTTACTGCTATGGACGAAGTTG